TGTGAGCGAGCCGTTCTTGTCGCCGGTATAGGTCAGCTCCTTGATGCCGTTGCGGCGGCAAATGTCGGTGCAGAGGTCGAGCAGCGCCGCATAGGCCTTGTCGCTGACGTGCCAGTCCGGTGCGCCGCTGTCGTTGGCGACTTCGATAGTAATGGCCCGCTGGTCGTTCCACGGGCTGGAGCTGCACCACGACCTGTCCGCCTCGTGGCAGAACAGACCGATACGCCCGCTGGATTCGATGGCGTAGTTTGCGCTCATCTGGCGGGATTCTTTGCCAACAATGGAGCCGAATGCTTCCAGCGAGGTATTACCGGCCATATGGTGGACGGTAATCTTGGTGATGGGCTGGCTCCGGGGCCGGTTGCAGTTTGGGCTGATGGCCGTGTAAACGGCCAGTGCAGAATCACTCATTCTCGTCCTCTCCCTTCCCGTTCGACAGCTCCTCGTCCATTTCGGGCGACAGTATCATTTCATCCTTCATGGGTTTCACTCTCCTTTTCGTTGGTGTCGTTTTCTTTGTCGGTGGTATTTTCAGCGCCGTCAATCTCCGGCGTCTCCGTAACCTCGTCTGCGCTCTCTCTCGCGTCCAGCGCATCATAATACGCCTGCGCCAGCGTCTCCACCTCGACAATGTCCGCCTCATCCAGCAGGCCGTTGTCGTAGTGCGTGTACGCCTTGTCCAGCCAAAATGCAACGTCACGTCCTGCTGCAATCTCTCGCTTGATGCTGCGCAGCGTTAAGTCGTGCCGCGCTTTACTCTTGATAGCCATTTTATTACTCCTTTCAGTTGATAGAAGCAACCGCTGCTTCCAAATCGGTGATCCGCTTAATGGGGTCTGCGCGTCCCGTCACAGTCGCGCTGTCGGCATCGGTCAGCACGGTGTTCACTCCTGCAAGCGCGGGCAACGGCTGTGCGCCGGTGGCAGTGAAGGGCACAGGCTCTGCCAGCTTGTAAACAATTTGCACAGGTGTTCCTGCGGCGTTCTGGGCGACAAGGTAGGCACGCCATGTATCCACGGTATATTTATCAGATAACATATGTCCTAAATATACAGTGCCATTGTTTTCGACGATTACGCAATCACCAGAATAATTCCTTTTAACATCGAAATGTGTACATATTGCTTTCCCGCTATCTGTCGGCGATAGCAAGTTGTATACACCAATAAGTGTATCTCTAATTCCCCAACCTTCTGTCCCATCAAGGGATTTGACTTTCCACGTTCCCGCGCCTTCACCGCTCACCTCGTCCACCTCACCGCCATACACGGTTTCAGGCAGGGTCAGGGTGTTGGTGCTGCCGATGTATGGTGTGTAGGTGGTGGGGGCGGTTGTGCCAGGAACAATGTACGGATACACTGTCTTATCAATTGTTGTGCCACTCTTTACAAACACGTAAAAATAGTTACATATATCCCCAGTCAAAATCTCAAAAGTGTCTTTGGCAGATATCCAATATTTTTCCCCATTTCTCTTTACCACTAAATTAGGGACAGCTTTTTCACTCAAATTCAGCCCGAAGTATTTTCCGGGCGGCAGATGCCAAACCGGAAACGTTGGGCTATCAGCATTATTCAGTGCTGTGCCGGATATATGAATACCGCCATCCGGAACATACTCATATGTGATGCCGTTTTTTGTGAATTTATTAAATGGGTTTATTCTCAGCAGGTTCTCCCCGCACCGCTCCACCGTCACGCTGTCCCTGCCCTTGATGGGACGAATGTTTTCGTAAGGTGCCCAAGCTGTGGGCGTGCTGCCCTTTTCAATCTGCGGCTGTACAGTGGCTTTTACCGTTGCACCAGATTGAACTCGAATATAAAGCGATGTATTATCACTTGGTCTAATCACAGTTAAACCAGATACGAGTCCTTGCGCAGAAATGACGTTTTTACCTACAATACCCCAGTTTATATCCGTTGAGAGCGAGACCAAATAGGAAAAGTTCGCAATCAGGACATAGATTGCGGTTCCTGTAGCTGTGCCGTTTACAACCACTTCTCCTGTGTTCAAGCGAGTGAAAGTGATACCATTACTTGTCTTCGTTGCAGCCTCATACTCTGCTGGGTTTAGCTGATTCTTCCCGCCGCCTGCCGGATACGGTGTCCCGCTGCCTTCCTGCACAGGCTCCCAGCTGGCTTTTACCCCCAGCGGGTATCCCGCTACTGGGTAGCACAACACCGGATTCCCGGATTCCTTGATTTCCGGGCAGAGCATGTCCACGATGTTCTTGCTGCTCCACGTATTTTCACCAATGGTGCTGTCATCAGGGTAGGCACGCTGCATCTGGTTTTTCAGCGTGCCAATGTCTTTCATCGCCTGACTGTAGTCAGAGGGCATCCCGTCAACGAGGGTCTGTGCCTTGTCCGCACTGTTCTTGGCATTGTCGGCGAATCCTTTGGCTTGGTCTCTAACGGCCTCAGTCTGGGCCTTAATCTGCTCAGTGTCAGCCTTAACAGCTGTCACATCTTTCAAGAGCTGCTGAATAGTCTTGTACTCGTCGCTGCTGATAATAGCATTTTCAGGTAGAGGGTTTCTGTCGAAGTGCAGCCAGATGGGCGCACTGCCTGCAACGCCACCGCCGACAGTGATTTCAACAATCGGGTAATAGTCGCCCCAGCCAGTAGACATCTGCGGAGTGACAGCGAAATATGCAATTGTGCGTTCGGCATTCACGCCGAGCGCAGGATTGTACACATGATAGCCGTCGCGCTTGTCCATGCGGATGTTTACATCTGCGTCAGACGGGACCTTATACTCTGTGCCGCCTTTTTTGAGCGAAACGCAAAGAACAGGAATGGTTTGGTCATACTGAACCAGATTCACGGCCTTTTTGTCTGGCCTGCTATCGAAGTCTACGGTACACGATTTGAGATGTGCTGTAGACAATGGTTCATAAATAGTTGCTGCCATTTTATGCCCCCTTAATAATAAGCAAGGATAAATTGTATACTTGCACTTGTTCCAGCCGCGCATTGCGCCCAGTATTCGCTTCCGCTGCTTATGCCAGCGCCTTGTAAACTGTTTTCACCGGAGCCAGGGTTTCCGGCGTACTGAATGCCCACGAGCGTGCCGCCCGTAAAAGAGAATCCGTTTCGGCCTCCTCCACAAGTTTTCCATACTGTAGAGGTTTTTATTCCCTTTGCGCTCACTTTACCGCCACCTGCGTGGTATCCGCCCGGGACTGTAACCGCACCGCCCGGGGATATCTCCCGGCTCCAGTTGCCTTGGTTTGTCATGCTGCCGCCAACATTCACGCCCGCTTCAGCGCTCGTGAAATTGTTGCCCGCCAGAACTGCGGACGCAGGAGCAGAGCCGACAGGGATTGCAACCTCTGGATACCCTGCGCCAGCGTCACCCTTATAAGCGCCCTTGGGAATACGCGCATTGAGGTTTCCGCTACCGACGCTGTAGGATACAGGAGAGACGGTCTTTGGCTGTATAGGCAAATTACCAGTCTTGATTGTCTTATCTTTGGCGTAATACTTCTTACCGTCCAGCACATCATCAGGTTCGGCGGTAGCCAGTGCTAGCTTTGCATTGCCAAGGCCACCGCCGCCGTTAAAATTTAGCTGTGTGCCATCATAGGTGAACAGCACCCACCTGTCTTTGACAATCGTGTCCGCGTCAACGGCGTTTGCGCCCACATACGCAGGCGCAGCCTTGCCATTGATGCTGAAGGCGTCTCCGCTGGTGAACGTTGCAGGTGCTTTGAAACGGCCCACAGCGCCAGAGCCAGTCAGTGCAAACGTGTTGCCTGTTTTCGCGCAGCTGTACACCTGTACAGTAGCAGATGTGCCCAGCCCCGCAGGGTCGTAGACATCTTTCAGCATGGTAGCGCTGCCCGCCTTAATGGCTGCAATCTCGTCCGCCATCGACTTGATAAGAGCTTCATATTGTTTTTGCAGCGTGCCAGTCGGCAGCCCGGTCACGCCGTCACGCATAAGGCCGCAGACACTCTCATCAAGCATCGTATTAGTGACGTCTGCGGCGCTTACTGTAAGGCTGCCAGCAGGGACAGACACAGTGTATAGACCAAGCTCATAAAGCAGCTCGGAGCGCGTTAGAGTTGGCGCCACAGGACTTGAAGCGGGTGTGCCGGTCTTTACCTCAAACGTGCTTTCGTTAGTGCTCTTGGTGAAGCAAAGCACGATTCTGTCAATGCGGGGGAGCGCACCGTCCGCAATGGGGATTGCTACAGATACATTTTCCGTGCTAACAACGCTTTTTCCTTTAAACGTGCCGTTGTTAATCCAGGCCATACCTGGCCCGATTGTGATTTTTCGTGCCTCTGTAACGGTTGCGGGGAACGATTCGGCAGCATATACACCGCTTGTGCGGGTGCAGAGGTAGGTCTCTGCATCTTCTGCCGTGTACTCCACATCGTTCAGAGGATATGTGATAATTGCCATTTAGTACCTCTTTGTAATTACAGGTGTCCCGAGTTCAACGCTGTACTGTGTGACATTGTTCTGCGCAGTAATGGTCTTTCCCATAATACGGACTTTCGCATTGATGCCCAGCTCTGGGAAAATGCAGGAAACAACGTCTCCCAAGTTCACGCAGTCGGAATCAATATCAAAGTCCAGCGTTTCAAGGCGCAACTGCTCAAGCAACTTGCCTTTCCCGTACTCCACAAGCCGCGCTTTGTAGTCCTCTAGGCTTTCGTCGGTTTTCTGTTGCTCCTGCCGAGCGTCTACGTACATTTCGCGGCGGTCAATGCCCGCTGAGGCCGTGTCGCCTGCATAGACGGTGATACGCTCGTCGCCTGTGCCCGCGCCAGAAACGATAGCAACATTCTTGTAGCTTGCTGTTGAGACGCAGTAGTCCAGATTGCCGACATTTTGAAACCATGTCGAAAACTTTACGGTCTGGCTTTCGCCCGGTTTGTATACCTCAAAAAGCAGCTTTCTATTCGGCTTGTCAAAGCGTAGCCTAAAACCAGCGTCAACGGCCTGCGCTATTTTTTCACAGTATTCCTCAATGGTCTGGTCGGACGTTTGGGCCTCAAACTTGTCAGCAAGCCCGCAGGACGCGCCCAGAGCCACGCAGGGCCACGCTTGCATATCATGAATAAGAGTACGCATAGCGGTTTCTGCGTTGATATTTGATAGCTCTGCTGTGCTTACGCGGTCAGATAAAAGCCGTGTTGCAGGAGCGCCGTTGACAATGATTTTGTTTCCCTCCGTCTGCACGGATTTTATAATCATAAGCGTGTCGCTGTCGTCGATTTCGCAGTAATAGTCCTCTTTCATGAGGTCGCTGTATTCCTGCTGCTGCGACAATTCCAGCTGGAATGTGCCAAGCTGATTATATTTTTCCGTCCAGACAAGGGAGACAAACGTTTCAATCTGCCCGAGCTTGTTCAGTTGAGGGTCGTATACTCTACATATCATCGAATACCCCCACATAGGCGTCATTATAGAAAACGCTCGTATTCAAGGCGTGTTCAGCGCCGTCCGTGTAGGAATGCTTAAGAATGTTGTCGCCCGCGCGAATGTAGTACAGGTTGCTTGCGTCATCGAGCTTTCCGTAGATGTTGGTTTCTACGTCACCGCTTGTTTTGATAACGGTCAGACGCTTGGATGCGCCCTCCCGGCTTACTGTGATATATTCGCCTGCTTGCAGTGATTCGTTGATTTTCAGCTTTTCCAGCGTGTTCACATTCGTGATTTCGGGATTGCTCAACGGAAGCTGCGCGTAGAAAATAACAGAGAACGTAACGTCCGTATCTCCGTCATTGATAAAGTTCATGAATACACTGCCGTCTGTAACGCCGAACTTGTGCTTTTTGTAGTTCACCGGGAACTTGAAGTACGGCGTCAGCTTTCCAATCTGCTGCCCTTTGCGGTCAGCTGCCAGCCAGTAAGGGAAGGGGCAGAGAACCGTAAACTGAAAAGCAGAGTCAAAGCGGCGCTGCTTGAAAGCCGGGGTCTTATTCACGGTGCAGTTGCAGTAATAGCTATCGCCGAAATACAGCTTTCCGAATGAGTTTGGCGTGAGAATGCGCAGCATTTTACGCTTCATCACCCTGCTGTCACCCAGCAGGTAGCCGCTGACTTCCCGCGTGATTTCTCCGACAGTCGCGCTCTCAAAAGTCTTGCCGACCTGTTGAAAACCCTGCGACAGCTCTACATCAACATCTACATCCGAAAGAGGGTCTATATTCACGACAGAACCGTAGTTATAGCCGAAATACAGCGTTTCGCCGTCATCCCGCACAAATCTTGCTGTGTACATGCTTCACCCTCTTTCAAATTGCACCCATCATAAGCGCCCGCCGCTGCTCATACTGCGCCTCGCGCATAAGCTCTGCCGCAGTTTTGGCCTGACTGTAGATGTTTTGGATAACAGTCACGCCGCCAACAGCAGCGTTTTTCTCGCCTTTGCGGTAGCTGTCTGCCTCTTTAGCCGTCAGAACCATTTCACCGCGATGCAGGTTTGCAACGTAGTTGTTATAGGGAACATAGTCCAGACCGCCAGCGTGGGAGCCGTTTGTCTGCACCGTGCCGGTAAAGCCGGAGACCATGCCGTCTACGAAATTTCCGACCTGTTCTTTCAGCCAGCCGCCCATACTCTTAATACCATCTAGCAAGCTCTTTGCCGCGTTCACGCCTAAATCAAAGATTTTGCCGGGTAATTCCTGAAGGCCCGCAACAACAGCATCTAGCAAATCTTTTGCGGCCTGTTCACCGTTTTTCCTCAATTCTTCGGCCCACTCTACGACTTTTTCAATCGTTTTTGTGAACCACTCTGCAATGTTTCCGGGCAACTGAGTAAAAAACTCAATTACGTTATTCAGGAACGTAGATGCAGCGTCGATTGCGTTGGACTTCATTTGCCCAGCCCATGCAATGACGTTCTGGATCGTGGTAGACAGGAACGTTAAAACGTTGCCGGGGAGTTGCGTAAAGAACTCAACTACGTTTTGCAAGAATTGGGAGCCAGCTTGCCGCGCATTCTCTGCCGTTTCTACCGCCCAAATTGCGATGTTTGCAAGCGCTGTGCCGAGAAATACGCCTAAATTGTACGGGAGTTGCGAGAAAAATTCTACAACAGCATTGATAAAATTGCTGCCAGCTTGGCGGGCATTTTCCGCCGTCTGTGTAGCCCAGTCAGCAATGCTTTGCACGGCGTTTGCCATGAACTCAGATATTTTATCGGGGAGCTGTTGAAACCACTCTAACGCACTGTTAATCGCCTCTGGAACGGTCTCTGTGAAGAATGTAACAACAGTGGTCTTTACGAACTCAAAAATTTCGTTGACTTTGTTTCTGAAATCTTCGTTCGTTGCGTACAGAGTGGCAAATACGCCAATCAGAGCCGCAATCAGCGTGATTACGATTGCAATCGGGTTGGCTGACATAACGGCGTTTAGCGCAGCCTGCGCAGCCTTGAGTTTGCCTTGCGCTAAAGAAAGCAAATCAATTTTCCCAGTAAGCAGCCCAACGACAACTTCCGACCCTTTGAGCGTACCGTCCAAAGCGCCTTGTGCAACCTCTGAATCAGAAATCCCCATGCTGAACAGAGATACGGCAACTTTAGCCTCGTCGAAAGCGGTCACCATTTTCTGGATTTTCGTTCCAATTTGCCATCCTGCAATAGCAGTGCCAATCGCGCCAATGGCAGGAGCTAAGGTTTCTATAACAGGGATTACTTCGTTGACCGCCTCTTTGACTTCATCGAAAATATCAAAAATTACACTAAAATCAGAATTTTCGATTGCGCTCGTCAGCGCATTTACTATCGCGTCGCCAAGAAAAGAGAATAATTCATCAATGATTGGCTGTAACTCGTCTGCCAAAAATCCAAGGCCGTTAAATAGTGCTTCTATCCCTTCTACGACGGTTGGCATCATGCTTTCGATAACAGTGCTGACTACAGGGGCCAACTGTGCACCTATCTCGGTCATGGCGTTAATCAGCGTTGGGACAATTTTTTCGATACGCGGCAAAATGTTTTGAGCAGCAGTAAGAAGACTGTCTACGAAATTATTGATTAGCTGCTGAACATCCTGTTCTGGGTCTGCAATGCCTGTAAGCAGATTTTCCCAGGCGCTCTTCATCGAAGCTGTACTACCTTGGATGGTAGTTGCAGCTTCTTTGCTGGTCGTCCCCATAATGTCCATGTTTGCCTGTACGACGTGAATCGCCTGTACAATATTCGCATAAGACATACTGGTTGCATCAACCGTTACGCCGAGTTCCGCTTGCGTGTCCTTCATGGCAGCGGCTTCTTTTATCAACCGCTTCATTTCAGCCTGCGTGCCACCGTAGCCGATCTTTAAGTTGTCAAGCATGGTGTAGTTCTGCTTCGCAAAGCCGTTATATGCGTCTTGGATGGACGAGATGTTAGTGCCCATCTTGTTCGCATTATCGGACATATCCGAAATTGCAGTATTCGCCATTTCAGCGGCTTTTTGTGTATCGCCGCCCAAACTTGAAACCAGAGCCGCAGCAAACGATGTTGATGTCTCCATGTACTCGTTTGCAGACAGGCCAACGTTCTTGTACGCGTCCTTTGCATAGCCCTCAATAATACCTGCGCTGTCCTTGTACAAGGTTTCTACGCCGCCGACAAGCTGCTCATAGTCTGCGTAACTGCTCAGGGATGCTTTTCCAATATCGAGAGCTGCACCTGCTGCCGATTTGCCAACAGATACAATCGTGCTTCCCACAGCTTTCAGGCCATCAAAAACTGCATTTCCTAGAAACGTTCCGCTGAACACATCCCAAAAAGATGTTGTTTTGCCGCTTGCATCGTTTAACTGCCGTTCATAATCATCTGTATCAAGACTTAATTTTGCGTTTAGATTAAATACGTCCAACTTCTCACTCCTTTCTTGTTGATTTTTTGTTAGCCATGCTGTATCCTAGCTTTAGGAGGTGTTTTGCTATGGCAAAAGCTAAAAATGCAGTTATCGCAGGAGATTACGTCGGAAAGAAGGTCAATCTTTCTTTTGGTCGAGTTCAACTCGACATGGGATTGATGCCCGCAATCACATTAGACAGAAGCACCGTTGCAGATTATTCTGTTGTGGATGAATCTCAGAAGAAGTCTATGTCTTCTGGTGTGATGCGTGGTCTTGTTGGCGGCGCCATTCTTGGGCCTGCTGGTCTCGTGGCTGGCGCAGTCACCGCAAAACAAAAAGGCATTTATCAGATTGCAATTCAGCTGAAAGAAGACCCACAGTGGGTTGCAAGCGGTAAACGCTTTTTAATCGAGGTAGACGATAAAATCTACAAAGCCATTATGACAAACTGCTTCTAAAATGAGCCGCCCTATTTTTGGGGCGGCTCTTCCAGTTTTCTCAGCTTGTTCTTCATGTGTTCTTTGATTTCATCAGCTGTTCGTGTTTCTTCTGGCGGCGGGTTGATTATATCCCAGTACCTTTTCGGCTCGCTTTCTGTTTTTATCATGTTTTTTGTAATCGTGATAAGTACATCCGACATATAAACACGATATGCCACTTCATCCGTTTTTTCTTTGATTCGGTATGGCAGTGCCGACATAAACGCACGGGCGCTCAGTTTCGGCATGCTTAAGATTGCGACTATTACGCTTTCTGCGCCGTACCGAAAGACTGTTTGAAAAAATTAACGAAGTCCTCGTCTTTCACAAGCTCGTTAATCTGCGCCAACGTGCTTAAGAAACCCTGCTTTCCGCATTCTTCTGGGGTGAGGCCGTTGAACAGAGAAAGAATCGCATATACGTCTTCTCTGTGGTCTTTCAAGAAGATGGGAACAAGATTCACAACGCGCGTAAGGCCGAACCTATAGACGTCAATCTGCGTATGTTCCCCTTTGGGAAGCCTGCGTTGAACCTCTGCAATGAGGTTTTTGTCATCGGCCATGTTCTGGATATGAGGGGCGGCGATGCACAAGACATCGCAGGTCTCGTCGGTAGTCATCTGAGAAAGCAATCGCATTTTTTATTCCTCCGCGTCGATGCTGTAGAACTCCATAGGGACAACGTCCTGCGCAGTGATGGAGACATGGCCAGTCAGCTCACAGGAAATCTGCCCCTTGCCGCTCTTGGTAGTCTGCAACGAGAAGCCACCAGTGGACAAAGCGTTTTTCAGGCAGATAGCAACGCAGCCACCATCGGCGCGGTCACCCACCCACCACAGTTCGTCTTTGAAGTCGGTCTGCTTCAAGTCGCGGCGGGGCGTAATCTTGTTTGTGGCAACGTCTGCACTGCCCAGAGCCATCTTGATGTTGTCAGGGGACGTGCCAAGAGCCGTGAAAGACATTTTACACTCCCAGCTGTCCAGATGTTTCAGCTCTTTGGTATTGACCGGGCAGTTGTCAACGTCCTCGCCCAAATCGGAGAAGGTAGGAACGCAAGTGGCATTAATGCCGCCAGTAGTGGCGCAGATAATGTCGCCGTCCTGCGGAGCGGCAATGCTTGCGGGGTTGAATGTTTTCAACAGCACACCAGCGTCAAGCTGCAATGCGTCAAACGTATCTTTGGGAATAGCGGTAAATTTACCCATATTTTCACCTCAATTTTGGCATAAAAATTCGGCGGTAATGTTCAAATACCGCCGTTTAATGTTTTTGTCTGTTTCATCTGCCAGCGCTTGACAGAAAGGAGAACCGCGCCGAATCCAAATGTAGCCGCCGTCAAATTTCAGCAACTTGCCGCCGATGCCGATAGCATCCGAGATTTCCTGCGCTTTGGCATTTGGAACAGCCTCAGACGTCGTATAGAACCACAGGTTCACCGTAAGCGACGGCGCACCTCCTTCAGCGTCAAAGACCGCATCATAAGTCAAGTATGGGAGTACAACGTCGTCCGGCACGGCGTTTGTAGCATACGCAGGGAGAAAGCTATTGAAAAACTGCTGTAGTGCAGCGCCCTTTGTCATTTCGGCAGCCCTCCCATGCGTTCAGCCGTAAAGCTCATTAAGTTGCGCAGCATAGAGGAAGCCGTTTTCGGGGCTTGCTTTTCTTCCGGGCGGCTTGTTACGCGATAATACGCGCCTGTTTCAACGTCCTTGTAGATGCTTCCATACTCAATCGGCACATCCCGGTTGACAACGCCGGTATATACGCTGGTCACGCCTTCTGCTTCTGCACGGCGGGCCTCCAAACTGCTATCCAGCGAGACGAAATTGTCAAACTCCGCGCCCTCTGTCCACTTGACAACATAGCCACCTTCGCCGTCCGGCTTTGTGGTCTTGTCCATAATACAGCACCGACGCGAAAACGCATCAAGTAAACTCATAATGATACCTCACATCGCCATTTGGCTCTCTATCTGCAACGACGCGAGCATTGCTTGCGTTCACAAACATTTCAACGATTTTTAAGCATCCCTCAGCTGTAGATTTATCAATGTTCATGCTGAGATTTACAGTAACATCGACGCCGAGTTTATCGGTTCTCATTACAGTTTCCTCCACTTGTTCAGCTGTGATGCAAATATACCTTGCCAGCCAGGCAGAGAGCCGCCAGAACCGCCGCCCGCAGTAGATTTAGTGTAACTATACCCTGCAAAGCTCTCGCTTTGAAATGGGCTATTTGCGGCGTTCTCGTACTGCGTGCGCCACGCCTTGATTTCTTCTTCAAGGTGCAGAAATTCGGCAGGCACGGCCATGGCCCAGATAGCCCCGTCAAAGGTTTCATCCCTCAACGAGCAGTTACCGTATTGATACACACCATCGTTCAGAATGCTGCCCACAATGCGGAAATACTGTCCGGCACGCAAAAAAGGGAGCGCAATGCTCCCGCCCTTGATGCTGAACTCGCCCAGATGGACGCCATTCTGTGTGACAAACCAGTTCCGGCACTCCCTCATCAATTCTTCAAGCATTGCACTCCCTCTTTTTTACTGTTCTGCCTTGACAGTTTTTTCACTCCGGGTTTCTGCGGGCGTAATGGTGGCAACGGCGATGCCGTCAAGGTATTCTGCCCACAGCTTCATGCCCATAAGAGCGTACATATCGCCAGTTGCGCGGCTGTAGTCGCCGTCAACATGCACGCCAATCAAATTGGTTTCGCCCTCGACGGTATAGTTCAGGCCTAGCTTGGCGAAATCGCTGTCGGCGGGGTCGATGTAGTACAGGTCGATGTTCTCCACAGGGACGGCAATGACCTTGTTGCGGGCGATGTACTTTGCGGGCAGCAGGAACAGAGTGGAATAACCCATGAAATTCTGAACATAGGTCAGGCCGAATGCGGTCTGCGTGGTGATTTCCTTGTCGCCCAGATAGCCGTAGAAGTCCAGAATGTTGGCAAAGCCGACAACCTCGGTAACATCACGGTCCATGCTGGCGAACTTGTCCAGCACATTGCCCTTTGCCAGAGCAAGACCCTGCTGCCAAGTAGTAGCAGCTACAGCCAGAGAGCCAGTGTTCAGGAAGGTGTAGAAGTCGCCCAGAACCTTGTTCTGCAGGGCGACAAGGAACGCCTCGTCGGTCTTTTCAACGGCAACGTCTGCGCCGTACTTGGCGACTGCCTCAACGGATACGCTCTTGGCATACTTGGCAATCTCAATGTCGCCGTAGGTTTTGGGCTCGACCTTCATCTTGGTCAGCGGAATCTCATTGCCCTCAGCAACGGACGTACCGCCAGCCAGAGTGCCGTCAACAGCGGCCTCATAGGAAACCAGCTTTGTACCGGGGGCCTTGCGGATGGGGCGCATAATGCCCATGATGGTGCGCAGCGCGTCCCAGTTCTTGCCAAAGCGGGTGACAAAGTCAACCTCGCGGGCGTTGACAGTAATCTGGGCAGCGGTAGTCAGGTTAGTTTTTGCAGCCATATTTTGGCTCCTTTCTGTTAATCGTCAGCTTCGTTTTGCATGAGGTTCACAAGCGCTGCCTGACGCTCTGCGGTGGACAGTACATAGCGGCCCTTGTCGTCCGTCTTGTAGATGTCCTCCCGCGTCAGGGTCTTGCCGCCATTGTTGGCAGGGGGAGTAGACGTGTCTGCGCCTTTGGTGCTGCTCTTGGTGATGTACTCGCCATAATCGGTCTTGAGGCTCTTTTCAAGTGCAGCTGCGTCTTTGATAGCGCCCTTGTCATCCAATTCCAGTTTGTCAAGCAGGCCGTCTCCCTTTGCAAGGCGTGCGACAGAGGAAATCCGTTTTTCAGAAATGCCGATTTTCAGCAGGACGTCGGACAGCGCCTTTTCTTTGGCAGCCGTTGTTTTCTCAGCGTCTACGTTGGCCTTGTAGTCCCCAAAAGCCTTGTGCTCTGCTTCATACTTAGCCTTGTAGCCGCCGTCGCCCTGCGCTTTCAGGTCGTCCAACTCCTTCTGAACGCCCGGCAGCTTTTCTGCATCGGCTTTATACCGCGTGACGTCGTCCTTCAGCGGGTCAACAACGCCAAGATGGAGCGCCACCAGCTGATTTTCAATTTCGTCAGTGCAGCTTTCGCCAATGATTTTACGGATTTCAGCGCGTGTAAATTTTGCCATGGGGGTTCTCTCCTTTTCTTCGGTGGCGGTTCTTCGCCATTTGAGTTCTATTTATTCAAAACGGCAGTGCTTCGCCGTTTTTGCGTATAAAAATAGCAACTGCCGAGAAAGTCTCGGTAGTTGCTAGGTAAACTTGCCTTTTACGGTTTCACTTCAACGCTTGGCAGCACATTTGTGTGAAAATACAGCTTGTAATGGTACGGGTCTGTGTGTGTCCCTGTGATGTCCTCGACAACATACATCGTGTAGCTGTTTAGGTAGATGTAATTTTTTCTGTAAGTATCAGGGCCAACCTTTACAGTGCAGACAAGCTCGTTGCTGGAATTGTTGGAGATAGACATATACCCCTCGGCTTCCATAATGACCTTGTCTGTTCTGGCGTTGTACACGGTGATTTTTCGTTCGCTCTCAAAGTAATCGGCCTGTTTAGAAATATTGGAGTTTGCTCTATCGGCTTCGGAGCAGCCACATAAAAGCAAAACTGAGACCATAACTGCAATTGCGATATAAAGAATCTTTTTCATGTTCTTTCCTCCCAATAAAAAGAGCCGAGAGGCTTATTTACCTTTCAGCTCTGCTTCGATGATTTTTTTGTACTGTTCGCCGTGCTCGGCAACGGCAGGCTTGATAAAAGGCTTTGCCCGTTGGCCGTGCGTCAAATGCCAATCTCCTTTTTCGTCTTGGTATACCCACGGCGTTTGTCTGCCGCCGGGGTAATATATGCCGGTTCCGCACTCAACGTATACGCCGTATTCGCTATTTGTGCCGACATATGCGGCTTTTTCGCCGTCGTTTACCATATGTGTAATGCTGTTTCGTAGTGCGCCAGTGCCGAATTTACCGGGGCTATTGCATAGTTTTTTAGCGTACCCCTCTGCCACAAGTCCGCATTCTTCCAGTGCCTTTAGGCAAGCAGCGTTTAGCGCTTCCAACACTTCATCGCTGTGGTCTTCAAGTCGTATCTGCATTGCGTTTCCACCCCGCCCACTCTGCATAGGTCATATCTTTTACAAGCACGCTTTCCCCGGTCACGGGGTCACGTGCCCAGCGCATGCCTCCGCTTGTGTCTACATCATCTAGCACGGAAATCTGCGTGCACCGGCAGTTATACACAAGATAACCCGGCGCGGAACTGTCACCAGGATACATAAGCTCGTACCCGTCAACCTTGAACGGCTTGTCCACATCGACCGTCTGGCCATCCAAAACGGCATGTGCATGGCGTGTGCGGTTGTCCAGCGTTGCCAGCCAGCGTTTTTTCAGCTTGATGCCCATATCTCGTGCGGAGCGGTAAGTATCTAGCCGCCCCGCGTTCTCTGCTGCTGTGACCGCCGTTCTGGCCGTTCTGATGGCGCTCGTGCGGTTCATGTCCCGCATACGGCTTTGCAGGTCGTTGGCGATTTTCGGTATGCTTTTGCCTTGCAGAATGGAGCTTGTCACGCTGGCTGTGATTTGCTGCTTTCCGTACTTCAAATCAATGCCGCGCTGCAATGCACGCTTTGGAGGGTAATATGGCATCAAGTCAGGCTGTTCAGCGATTAAGCGTTTCACAGTCTGCTCATCCCACAGCGTAAAATCTGCTTTGTCGGAAACCTGCTCGATTTTGTAAGCAGAGTAATTGCGGTTCAAGCTGTAAATGCCCGGCGTGGCGTCATTGACATAGGCCACAGCCGTTTCGTTGGCGTTGGTGTATCTTTCTGCCACCTTATCCCGCAGCGCCGTAAAACGCTTGCCTCGGCCCATCTGCGCAAGCCGCCATTGCTTGTACTGCTGTTCGGTGATTTCGCCTTTTTCAAGCTTTTCTTGCATAGCGGCATCACGCTTGGCAAACTGCTCAAAATAGGATTTCACCGTGTCGGTCAATTCGTCAGCAGCTTCTTTGTACAGTTTTGCGATGCGCTGTTCCAGATCGGCGAGCTGTTTATCCGTCAGTTTGTGGGCATAATCAGGTTTTCTCATTTTCTTCTTTTAGTCTGTTTTTTTCTATTGATCTCGCCACCGACAAACCCCATAATTTCTTTGCTTAGTTTCGCTTGGCTGCTTTTGTACGTTGAAGTGGTGATTTCTCTTTTTGTAGCTTCACCAAAAGAATTCACAAACGTTTTTCCCTTTGTTTCAACAGCCCTTTCGGCGGCACTTTGTTTTTTGACCTCTTCCACTATTTTATTGGTAATTGCACGTCGTTTTTCCTCAAGCGCCTGTCTTTTTCTTTGCGTGACACCATATCCGCTTGGCATATTCCACGCAGGATTTTTTGATGCGTAATCCGCCAACTTTTTTTTCAGTTTGTCAATTTGGGAATCCAGTCTTTTTTCTTTTTCTTTTAAGGATTCTATACTCGCACTACTGCTGCCTCTTCCGCTTCCAGAACCTCTACCGCCCATTATTACATCTCCTTTTTACTTGCTTATAATATGGCTGAATTCTAGTAACGTTCCAGTCAAATTCTTCAGGGCATTTGCCATACCACAAAATCTCACTGGGTTCAAGCCTTGCCAATGCTGCCCGAACGCCTTTTTCAAACAGCGCTTGATTCTGCTTGTTTTGCTGCGTTCCTACGCTGGAAATAGCAACAATCGAATGTTGCGGCTCGCCGTCAAAACAAAACTCGTAGCTTTGCTCATCGCTCCAACATAAGGTTGGCACAACGTGAATCCCGCATTGCTGCCAGTATGCCGCTAGCCAGTGCTTGCGATAGTGATTGTATATCTGCATAGCAAGCGGCATATCCGTATACATTGAGAAATCAGGCGCACACACAGCGCCAAATTTGCTCAGCAGCGAAATGTATCTGTCCGGCTGATTCCACACCCTTTGGAATTGATAATCATCCACGAAAAAGTGAACGCCTTTTGTTGCGCAGTCCGTGCAGGTTTTTGCAAAGTTGAACGGAATCCATTCCAGATGCCGCACATCAATGTGTTCCGGCTGGATAATCGGCGTATCGTATTTGCCAACGCCTAAAAAGTTGGCTTTGTAGATGTTTTCAAAATTCAACATCTTGTCACTCCTCGCCGTTGGTCGTGCGGTCTAACTCCTCTGCCGCCTTTCGCCTCTGCAAATCCTCGTACTGGTCTGCGTCTCCGAGAATAGTCAGCAGCTTTTTGGTGATGTATTCATCATCGTAGTACTCCGCTCCGAGCAAGACCGTCTGTGCCTCTTCCTGCTTGTTGATAATTTGGTTGCGTGTATATGTCGGATCGTCATCAAGACCGGCAACCGCCAAAATGCCCTTGATGCAGCGCGTCACGCAGCTTTCAAACTTGTCCGTTTTCAGGTCGAGTGGCACATAACTGGCCTTGATGGCCGTTGCAGTTTGGTTGCCAGCGCTAACAGCCGCAGAATCAAAGGCCTGAAAGTCCTCGTATAACTTTTTGGTGAGCATATCAATAGTCGCCTGCGTGCCTTGGAACGGCGCTTCGATGCTCTGTGGCGTGGCCTTCGCGCCCTCGTCACCGTCAGCGTGGGCGACATGGGTCGTTTTCAGACGCTCAATGAACTTTGTATCGTCCTGCTCGTCCATGCCTCCGCAGTTGGTCAGAACCCAGAAAATCAGGTTGCCCTCGTCAACGTTGTTTACCATGTTGGAGCTTGCAAGGTCGAGCGCGTCAATGGTATTCTGTCGCCCCTGTAACTCGCTGTGGGCCTGCTCTCCGTTTTTCAGCGGGATAATGGGAAACCCGGGATAGTTCTCACCGTCATAAATTTCTGTGCCGTCTGCCTCGCTGGTGCGCAGCTTCAACTTGTAAGCGCGTTTCGGCTTGAGAATCGCCATATCATCGCTTTTGGGCTTTAGATACTCTGTGTAGCCGTCAAGCTCGTACAGCGTGGCGCGCAGTGGCTTATTGTCTGCCACCTGCCAGAAACGGATTCCGGCTTTAATGGAGCCGTCTTCCTCGTCGTACAGGGGAACAAATTCCTCTGCTGCGAACACCTGCACATGGTCGAGATTCCAGAACATGAAAGACTGCCCGTCAATCAAAGCATGGCGGGCAGCGTCCATAATATCTTCATCAAACGTCGCACCCAGCGCCTTTTTTGTCTCCGGCTCCTGAAATGAAACGCCGTTTCCCAGCAAATACGAAACTTCTTGGTCTACGACCAAGCCAAAGAACTTACTTGCTATCTTGTGATTTGCCGTGTACATGTCACGGTGCGCCTTGCCCTGCATGTCGTAAATGATTTTCTCGTATTTGTTGATTGTAGGGTTTTCTCCGTGGTAATACTTGTTGGCGTTCGCTGCAAGGCGTGTGCTATGGTCGGTCTTATACTCATTGATTGCGCCCAGTATGAAACTCATGCGGGCATTTTCGTCCTCGCCAACCGCTACAAAATCTTGGTATGTTTTCACGTCTTCTCACCGCCTTTACACGAAAATGCTCTTGTATCTGGTTTCGGCGGTGTCTCCCGCCTTGTTCGCTGTGCTCTCCATCGCATAACGCACTGCGTCAATGTGATGGTTGTTCAAATCCGGGTAGCCTTCCAGCACTTCTCCTGTCTTGCCGTCCCGCTCGTATTCATACTCGCTAAATTCCTTTGCTGTGTCCGGGCATCGTTCCGGGTCAATGACAATAGCTTCCAGCATTTGCAGCCACTTTGTGCCGTAGCGAACCGATTTCGGCCCTTTGCGGGCAGGGAATGTTTTCACGCCGTACTTGTTATAGTCCGCAATGGATTTCGGCTCGGCACTATCCGCGCAGACTTTGTCCTCGCGCGTCAGCCCTCTATCCAAAAGCAGCTGCGCGGTGTCTCGGTTGCTGGTTCTACGCCGTGTCAGCTCGTCAAAGATGTACAGCGTGCGCCGCGCTGCGTCATAGTGCATTGCATTGTATGCCCATGGGTCAGGATACCAGCCCCAGTCTACGCCGCGCTTGATGCGGTCAAAGCTGGCAATCTGTTCATCGGTAATTTTCTCAATGCGCAGATTCTCAAATACTGCCGTGCCACTGCCGACAACTTCGCCAAGATACTCATGCCGATAGGCCGTTTCGTTTGTGCGCTGCAAGTATTCAGCATCGGCCAGAAACCGCTCTCCGAGCCATTCTGCGGGCGTTGTTTTATATGTGGAATGATGTATCAGCTTTCCAGACCGCGCTTTCAGAGCGTACCCGTTTGCCCAGTTCCGCGCCATTGCTGGCGGGTTGAAGCTCTTGAACGTGATGAACCAATCGCCGCCACGCAAGCAGGATTGCTCCACGTTTCGGATTTGCTCTTCACCGTCAAACTGGTCTAGTTCTTCAAACCAGCAGATGCCGATATAACCAAACGGCACTTTGATTGACTTTACCTTGCCGGGGTCATCAACGCCGAAAAAAAGCACCTTTTGCCCAGTAGGCAAATAGGTACATTCCATAGGGGAGACTGTGCAGCGAAAACGGTCGTGCAATCCAAGCTCATTGATTGCCCAGACGATTTGCGCATAAACACTTGTACGTAGCGTGTTGCCGACCTTGCGGAACACTGCCGCGTGGCATTGCGGGTGCTTCAGCAGCTGTAAAATCAGCTCGATGCTGATATAGCTGGATTTGGTAGAGCCGCGCCCGCCTTTTGCAAGCAGTTCTTTCACATTGCCCGCCTTGATTTGGCGGTGTGCTTCAGCAAAGCAAGGGGAGACCATAGCCGACAATCTGTTATAGGTCATCTATGATTTGCACCCCGCTGTCTGCCTGCTGTTCAGGCTCGTCTTTCTGCCCCAAATATTGCTTGCCGAGGAAAATCGCCATTGCAGCGTTTTTCTCTGCAAGTTTGAACTGAGTTCGCCGTAGACTTGCTTTCCCGCGTTTGCTCTTGTTTTTAAATGTCTCCGCAAAAGTCATGCCGTATGTTTTCCTGCACCAACGGTTCAAGGTGTCCTCGCTGCACTCTAGCACAGAGCAAATTTCCGTTTCGGTGCATTGGATGGCGCACAGGCTTTCAAAAATATCCTGGCTTATTTCTTTTTTTGGGCGTCCTGTACGCGCCATTGCTTGCCCTCAACTTTCGTATTCGATAACCTTTTTCGTTGCAAATGATGTAATAGGAAGGACTAAACACTCATATCCTGCCTTGAGACATACCTGCGTAATTCCCATAGTTACAAGTGTTTTGACAGGCATTTGGCCGACAAAAGCAATTGGAATAAAGATGCAGCTGTCGCAAATCTCCCCAACCAAAGACGACAAAACGGCTCTTACCTTAAAGCCTTTCATGTCCGCGTGCATGGATTTCATTTTTTGAAACACCTTATCATTCATAAAATCGCCCGTAACATATGCCAAGAGCGATGCGAATAGCACACGCGGGGCGGAGCCAAGCACAGTTGCAAAAGCTGCTTGGTTTTCCCAGTACGACGGTGCAGGGGTAGCAATGGCTATGCTAAAGAAGATTACCATCAGCAAATTCATAGCAAAAGCCATGTAACAAGTGATTCGGCTCCACTTATATCCGTATGCTTCGGAGAACAAATCTGAAAGAATATAAGTGACCGGGAAAACAATTACTGCCCCGGTCATGGTAATACCAAACGGAAGCTGAAACTGTTTAGCGGCAAGAACATTGCTTATCAAAAAGCACGACACAAACAGCACCGTAAGCCAAGCCTGTAAAACAGAAATGGTTTTTTTCATGTGGTTTCCTCACTTTCTTAAAATGCGATAATGCGTATTTTTGAAATTTTATCCATTCTGTATAATTAATAAGGGCGACTTTCTTGCCGTCCGAAAGCCGCTTGCCTTTCGGACAATCAACTTTGACCATTGTTTTCCCGTTAAACTTGTACACGAAGCCAAACCGATTTCCAGTCGTCCACGCGGTGGAATCCACTGTGTCAAAATGGCATTTTGGGAGCCACTGTAGGCTTGTGAAGCCCAACCCGTGCAACTTACACTTTCTTTTGTGCGCATCTTGTATCATGGCTGGAAACGCGCCGTATTGTTCCGGCTTTATTTCTTTTGCCACAATGCCGCCAATCGCAGCATAGCTGTATTCGTCGCACATTTTTTGAAATTCTTTGTACCCTCGTGTTTTGTGCCACACAGGTATACAAGGCCTGTTTGTAAGCTTTTCTAGTTTTTTCCGATACTCAAGTGTTTTTTCGTAGCCGACAACGCTGTCTAGGTCGAGTTCGAAAAACTTTTGTACATTATTTTTCACGATGAAAGCGGCATAGCGTTCAATGTATTCTTCCCAGTTTAGTTTTTTGTGGGCATTCTGCATAAATGTAAATGCGCCACTGTCCAGCAAGAAGTCTCCATAATACTGCATAAGCCTTTCCGTGTTGTCATCGGCGTAGAAAAAGGATTCGAGAATAAACGGTTTATGCTGCTGTATGGTTTTGTCATACAGCCCACCATCCTTCCACGGCGCTACGCCTGCAAGGTATATTTTCATTTTGGTTCCCCGCATAAATCATTTCAGGTATCCAATGCCTTGACTCACCACCGGCAAGAAACAGCTTCACGCTTCAAACCACTCCCCACAATGCGGGCATTGAATTTTTTTTGGTTCTTTTCCCTTTTCTGGCGCGTCCTCAAACAGAGCGTCCATATTTTCAACGGTGGCTTCTTGGCTCAAGGCAAACCCAAAATCGAAGTCTCCAAAATCAAGGTTTGCCAGTTCTTCATCCAGCTTTTCAAAATCCCAAGCGGCCAGCTCGTTTGTCTTATTATCGAGCAGCCGATATTTCTTTTTCTGTTCTTCCGTCAAACCCTCAGCAATAGCGACCTCGATTTCATCATAGCCAAGCTGCTGCAAGGCTTTGAATCGAGTGTGACCCGCCAGAATAACGCCGCTCTCGTCAACAACGATGCGCTGCACATAGCCGCACTGTTTAATGCTTTCTGCGACTGCGTCAACTGCTTGGTCGTTGATTCGTGGATTGTTATCGTAAGGAGTGATTTCCGCAATTTTCTTTTTTACGAGTTTCATTGTGTTCCCCCTTTTGTTTAAAACAAAAAGCCCATGCACCTGCATGAGCTTGATTCCCCCCAAAACCCCTTTGCGCCGGAGGAAATGCGCGTTCCCGCCCTGTCGGTGTATGCTGTGCCGACCTCACCCGTTGCGGGGAGCAATTCCGCAACGTTTTTACGGTTTTTTAGATGTCACCGCAAAACGACCCGTCCTTCTCCGCTTTCGTAATCGGTGTGCATCCGGGTATGCGCCCTCTTGTTTTAGGCTGTGCATCGTCGCTGATTCCGATGTGTCAGGTTATCTATCGCGTTTCCTGCACCGGGCTTTCACCGGTGGGAGCGACCCAGCATGACCCAGCATTATAATGGCTTCTAACATTACTCCCTGCAAGCAGGCAGTTAGCTATCAGCCATTTGGCACGGGCGGAAGGTCTTGACCCCTCATCTTGCGGTTTTGGAGACCGCAGTTCTGCATTGAACTACACCCGCATAAAGGCGCGGCAGTTGCGCGTGTTGCACGGTGTGCAAGTTATAAGCAAGTTGACATTTAACGCATTACCGTCTTATATTCAGAGGCTTTCCACAAACTTGTACGCTTTTGCAAGTTGCGTGCACCAGAGGCTTGCCGCGATCTGTTCACTCTACAGGCTCGTATGTCTTTTCAAAGATGTCCGGCTTGCACGGATACTGTTCACCGTTTACACCAGTGATAATCCAGTCACCGGGAGCAGCGTGCATAACGCCTTCCAGCGTAAAAATATCAAGTTCTTCCTGCGTCTGGTACGCTTCAATGACAACCGGCTTTTTCCTGAAATACATAGGCATCACATCCTGCTTGCTTTTCAGCTCTTCATCTTTTTTCTTAGCTTCTTCCTCTTCCTCGCGACGGTGTCTGGAAATCGTGTTCTGCATGTGGATCGCGCCTACGATAGCGCCAACGGGTATATACATATCGCTCGTTCTCCCTTTATGACATTAATGTTGGGAACATACTACAATAAGAGGCCCAGAGCATCAGCGTCGCCCAATTCTAGGGTCGCTTACCGCTAAAGGCCTGTTCAGAACCAGCTACATGGTACGCACTGTTAGTAGGCGCGTAGCTGCTGCCTAACGGGGAACACAATCGCCGCGTCCGGCCCTGCTATCTTTACCCGTATCATCGGCCTTGGTACTGCACATAGGTCTTGCACCTTTGCCGCGCCGTTGCTTCGGAACGCAGCGCTCATACCATCTTGGTAACATCACCCAAATGGTCAGCTATGCAGCATATAAAATGCCGGTCTTTCCCGGCTGTCAGTATCGAGAACAGGAGGCTATGAACTGTATCGTACCCTTTTTACAGTTTCCAGCATATTCATAATACCACTTGACAACGTCCCCACAGTTACCCTTTTTTCTTGTCCAAAAGCCAGAAAAATTTTCTTCTGCTTTCGTAAAACTGCCGTCTGCCGCAATACACAGGCTGGTATTCGTAAGCCGTTCCCTCTGTTACGTTTTTCAACAGAGCGCACCAGTTTAAGGGGTCTGCTTCTCTTGCCGCGTCCTCAATGATTCGGACATCTGTGCTTAACTTTAGCGCTCTGTCAGCCTTTCTAGCTGTTGGGTCTGACTTTCCGTTTCCGTGCGGCAAACCGTCATTTGAAACCGCATCAAGCCCTCTTGCACTAGCAATTTCCAACCGCATTTCAGCGTATCTTTTGCAAAAGTGCTTTAATTCAAGGTATCTTTCTTTTGAAATTCCATATTCATCTAGGTTGAGCGGTCTTTCTCTCATTCTTGCTCCTTTCTTCCAGTTTCATGCAGCGCGGCAGCGTGCAAATATCGCCATTCTTCCACTCGCATGTCGCGCAAAGATGTACGCGGGCGTATTCATCAACTAGTTGCTGTTTTGTCATGGGGGTCACCTCCGGGGGTAGAAGTCATTTTAGAAGCCTCCTTATGATTCTATAACATGCAATGCCGATGCGGGTTACGACCAGCAGCGGCCAGAAAATAAGGACAATAACGTTGTCTGCGCCGTCCACGGTGTCCATTCGGTCTGTGTGGTTAATGTACAGGACGGCGAGCAGGCCGCACAGGTCGTAAACACAGACGGCGGCGATAATAAGGATAACGATTACCCAGTTAGTCATCTACGCCCACCATCCTTGCGCCGCAGAACATGCAATACTTCATACGACTTGCGCTTGTTCTCCATTCTTTTTGATGGCAAGCGGAACACTCGTATTCGTTTTCTCCGCAAACATATCCTCGTTTTATCCAATGCGCCGTAGGCCGCATGGATTCGGGGTCTATGGTTGGAATTTTTTTGATTTCGTCTTGTATGGCAAGATACTCGGAATTGTACAATTCAGATCGGAAGAGCACACGTCT